AACTGGTACAGTTGAAGTTTCTAGTTATGTTAACAAAGAACAGCAGTCTAAGTTTAAGTTTTCTTCGAAAACTGCTACACCAATAAACACAAGTTCTTTCGAAGATAGATATGGAAAAACTCCTGCCATTTCATTGTTGGTCCCGTATTCTAGTGAGTTTCAAGAAAACTATATCGGCGGCTCTTTGGGCGCGAAACATTCATATGTTAATAAATTAGATCAAAATTTGTTTTATGCTCATATTAATGGAGACACAGAAATAACTGTTGGAGATGTTATAACTATTGATGTTCCTTCTACTGATGGAGGAACTGCTGGTGGCGGAAAAGATAGATTATTGCAAGGAAATTATCTTATTTCTAAGTTGAGGCATATTGTTAAAAATTTAAGTGGACTGCAAAGATCTCACACTATGTCTATTGAATTAATTAAAGGTTCTTATGAGGATACAATATAATGACAACTAAGCGAATGGGAGAAGAGGGTCTGCGTTGGTTTGTCGGCATAGTAGCTGACCTAAAAGACCCTAAATATCTAGGTAGAGTTAAAGTGAGAGTAATTAATGAAACAGACGATGAGGCAATTTCTGTCGACGATTTGCCTTGGGCAACACCAATTATCCCCATTACCTCAGCAAGCCTTAATCAAGTAGGAACAGCACCAGTAGGACTTCTTGTTGGTTCCCATGTATTCGGTTTCTATTTAGATGGGCAAGAAAAACAGTTACCTATGATCTGGGGAACTTATGCTAAAATTCCTGATGGAACCCAAAACACTAATGATGTTCCTGCTCTAGCCAGAGGCAATAATACTATTCCTAATGATATTTTTCGTAATGAGCCACCATCTGCATACAAAGCCGATTACCCCTATAATAATGTGGTTCAAACTCAGTCTGGGCATGTTGTTGAATTCGATGATACTCCAAACAATGAAAGAATTCGTGTTCGTCATAAATCTGGTACATATTTTGAAATTAATGAAAAGGGTCGCCAAGTATCTAAAATTGTTGGTGAAGGTTTTGAAATTGTTGTTGAAGATAAAAATGTAACTGTTGGTGGACAGTGTAATATAACAGTAGTTGGTGATTGCAACATTACTGCAGAAAAAACTCTTAGATTGACATCCAATAATAGCATTGTTCTAAAGGCTCCAGGTGGTGTGCAAATTCTAGGTGGTGGTCTGTTTACGGAAGCTTCTATTGGAAGTACCCTCGGCGCATCTGGTGCTTTTCACGTTTTAGACAAAACAATAACTGTTGTGCATGGTATTATTACTGATATAAACCCACCATCGAATTTACTATAAGGTAGAGGATTAAATTATGGATACAACTGTAGCAGGAATTACCGATATGGTAAGACAGATAAACAGCACAGCTGACTGTCAAGCCTTAAAACTTATAGTAGATAAACACAAAGATGCTATTATTAATGTAATAAATGAAAAAATTAACGATCAAATTGACATTGCTAAAAATCAGTTTCCTCTATTAAATTTACCTATTCCTACTCCAGACAAAATAGTAAAATACCTCGGTAAATTGATTATGGGGGATGCCTTTTTACAGTTGCAAGCTTATATTCGACAAGCACAAGAAATAATCATACTTTCAAAAGAATTGGCTAAGTTGATAGATTCTATCAGTAATATTCCAGAAAAATTAGAAGCTTGTGCTCTTACAATAGGAACAGAAACACTGTCAACCCTTAAAGCACAAGTTGATGCAAGAATAAATCCTATTTTGAGTCAAGTAGCTCTAACACAAAATCTTATTGTTGGGTTAAGCAGCGCAAACTTTAGTGGACAGCTTATAGACACTTCTAGTCCAGAAGCGTTTATTAACGGTCTTGATGGAAAATTAGCAATATTACAAAGCTCAATAAGTAGTATGTCAGAAGATGATATAATTGTTCCTGCAGTCCCCCCACCCTAACTATAGTTAAAAGAGCCAATGTCAACTTTTAGAGAAGAAAAATTTACTCCTGTGCAGGCTCAAAGAGACCTGTTTGGCGACATGTTCACAAGTTTCTCGGTGCATCCAGAATTACATGATCTTGTCATTAGGAGAAATGAAGACTCTGTTAAACAGGCTATAGTTAATCTAATATTAACCAACAAATATGAGAGACCATTTAATCCTAATTTTGGCTGTAATTTAAGGAAATACCTGTTCGAACCGATGAGTTCTTTTACTGCTTCTAGTATAGAGAATGAAATCAAAATGTCAATCGAAAATTATGAACCTAGAGTTAGAATTATCGATGTGGTAGCTACTCCCTTCGAAAAACAAAATGCTTACGCAGTAACTGTTGAGTTTTATATAGTAAATAGTAGTGTTCCTGTTACCTTAACAACATTACTTTATAGAGTAAGATAAACATGGCCAATTCTAGTATTTCATTAACAAGTTTAGATTTTGCTGATTATAAGAGTAGTTTAAAAACTTACTTATCTTCTCAAAGTCAGTTCAGAGATTACAACTTTGAGGCTAGTAATCTTAATGTTATTTTAGATCTACTTTCATACAACACCTATCTAAATGCCTTTTACTTGAATATGATAGGTTCTGAAATGTTTATCGACACAGCCCAGCTTAGAGAATCAGTGGTCCTAAAGGCTGTTGAGCTTAACTACACCCCAAGATCATTCCGTTCTTCTTATGCTAATGTCAACATTACCGTCGCTAATGTGCCAAATAATCCAGCTCTATTAACGATTCCTGCAGGAACTTCGTTTACAGGTAAAGCTGGATCTAATTCTTATACATTCTCTACAAACACAAATATTGTGGTTAGTGCAAGCGCGAATGGATTATTTTATGCTAATAACGTTGCAATTTTCGAAGGAACATCAGTAACGGATACCTTTGTAGTGCAGCCAAATGCAAATGGCGAACAAAAGTTCATATTATCAAACCCCACTATTGATACTAATTCTTTAAAGGTGGTGAGTGTTGAAAATGGTGGTGCTAACGTTATTAGTTATCTTTTATCCACCAGCCTTTTAGATATTAAACAAACCACACCAGTGTATTTCTTACAGGGATCAGACAACAATCAATATCAATTAATTTTTGGTGATAATGTTGTAGGTCGTAAACCTCTAGACAATTCCTTAATTTCTGCTACCTATCTTATCACTAATGGCCAGCTTCCTAATGGTATTTCTGTGTTTACTCCTGATGGAACTATAGGAGGCGGAACAGTTAATGTAGCCACAGTAACTGCTGCCAAGGGAGGAAATATTTCAGAAGATATCGAGTCTATTCGTTTTAATGCTCCTAGATATTATTCTACTCAGGAAAGAGCAGTTACAACTACAGATTATGAAACCTTGTTAAGAGGAACATATCCGGAAATCCAAGCTTTATCAGTTTATGGCGGAGAAACAGTAACTCCTCCTCAATATGGTAAAGTATTAATTTCTATGAAACTTTTTAATTTTGAAGCTGTTCCTGAAAGTAAAATTAGCGAGTACACAGATTTTTTGAAGACTCGGGCACCATTGACTATTATACCTTCATTTCTCGAACCAGAATATACTTTCGCGAGTGTTACCACTAATGTAAAATATAACGTTAATCGGACAACACTACAGCCTGCAGATATTTCTGGTTTCGTTACTTCAGCTATTCGTCAATATAGTAGAACTAATCTTGGAAACTTTAAATCAACTTTATTGTATTCGAAATTAGTTCTTGCAATCGATAATGCTCAATCTACTATTGTAAGCAATGAAACTGATTATAGATTAATGAAAAAGTTAGTTCCTAAATTAAGTGCAGGTAAACAAAATTATCAATTAAAATTTGATATGGCGATTAATTCTAATCTTCCCCCATCAGCTTTGAATGATGCTCAGACATCTGTCCGACCTCATGAAGCATCAGATTTACATGCGGTAACATCTACCAGATTCCTATATGAAGGACAATCTGTTAGCATAGAGGATGATGGTAATGGAAATCTTCATATTATTCAGGAAAAGGCTAATGGCAATAAAACACACAATGTCGTTGCTAGTAGAGGTGTAGGAACAGTAGATTACGCTACTGGTATAATTAATTTAACTAATTTCTACACTCCAAGTTTTTCCGGTGATTCCATTCGTTTTTATGTAACTCCGAAAAATAAAGATAATGCTACAACGCAAAATGTAATTTTTGAAATTCCCGATGATGAAATTGCGGTATCAGTACAGATAGTAAGACAGTAATGAGCACATCAGAAAAAACTATTTCAAATCTTATTCGAAGTCAGTTTCCTGCATTCTATAATGAATCAGGTCCGACTTTAATTGCATTTGTTGAAGCTTATTATGAGTGGATGCAGCAAACAGGTAATCCGATTAGTCAATCTCGTAATTTATTAGAATATAACAGAATCGATTCAACTCTCGATGAATTTTTAGTACATTTCAACGCTACATATCTTCAGGGTATACAATACACCTCTGTTGCTCAAAAAAAACTAACAGTTAAAAAAATTCTCGATCTCTATAGAGCAAAGGGAAGTATTCGCGCACTAAAACTTTTATTTCGATTAGTTTTTGCTGAAGATATAGAAGTTTATCTTCCGGGCGCAGACATTATAAAATCATCAGATGGTACGTGGAATGTTCCTCAGTATTTAGAAATATCTTATTCTACAAGAAATCAAAGTTATGTAGGTAAACAAGTCACTGGCGTAGCTTCAGGTGCAACAGCAGTAATAGATCGTCTTGTTCGTAGAAAGGCTGGATCTAAAGTTGTTGATTTATTTTTTATAACAAATGTTTCAGAAAAGAATTTTCAAACCGGAGAACTGTTAAAGGTAGATAATAATTTAGATAATGTTCCTATTATAATCGGTTCTTTAAGTAGTTTGATTGTTGATAATGGTGGTGTTAATTTTGCTGTTGGTGATATTGTATCTTTGAGTTCTAACGTTGGTCAACAAGGAACAGCCAGAGTATCAGAAATTGAAGATATTACTGGTATCGTCAGATTTAAATTAGAACCATATAAAAATGCTAATGGGGATATTACACAGTTTAATCCTGGCGGCGATGGCGGTTGGGGATACAGTAATCTTTATTCTAATGTGTTTGTTTCTACCACAGTATTAACTTATTCTAATTCTCAGTTATCCATATCTTTTACCGGACAGTTGAATACTAACACTACAGTCACTACTGTTTCTAACACTTATGGTCTTGTTGCTGGTCAAACGATTACTGCTAATATTGTAGGTATTCCTGCAAGTACAACCATCGCATCTGTTGTTAATACTAGTGTGATAACCTTATCTGCTGCAGCCACTGCAAGCGGGAATGCTACGCTAACAGCCAATGCCACTAGTTCCAATACATTTTTACAAAAATTTACCGGAGTAACATTTAATAACACTGCTAACTCATTAACTCCTGTAACAGCTAATGTTTTTAGTTTTAGTAACACGAAAATGGGAGTTATTAACTTATCTGGAGCACTACCTAACACATACACTAGAGTATATACCTCTAGAGGCAACTTGAGTGGAAATGCAACGATAACAAATATTTCAACGGGTATTAATGCTAATATCGCAATCGGAACAGTAAACTCTACAGAAACAGTTTTTTATTATACTGACGAGATTGGTGGACATTCAGGTGGTGTAAGCACATTAAGCGCTGTTGTTATTTCTGGCACCGCTGGCCAGTTTACTTGTAGTGCTACTACTTTAGCTGTTGGAGATCATGTTATAATCACTGGTACTCTTGGTGGTACAGGAACAATTACAGGATATATCACAGATACAAAATATGTTGTTTCTTCTGTAACAGGAACTGTGGGTGCTATAACCGGATTTACACTAACAACAGAAAATAATGCTGCTATCGTTACTACTACTGGCACACCAACAGGATTAACGTACACAATAAATTATGCTTATCTAACTTTACCATTAAACACTACTGCTTATGGTTTCCCAATTTATCCTTTCTGCAATGTTAATACAGGAGCATTAGTTGACATATTAAATCTTCGAGTTTTACAAGTTGGTGAAATTCAAAATATTATTACAACAAATCTTGGTAAAGAATATAATGAGGCACCTTTCGTAAACATATATCAAAAGGGTGTCGCTACATTACAAAAACAAGATTACTATATAGATATAGCTAATGTTGTTGGTTCCTATAGTATCGGTGAAGAAATAAAACAAAACGTATCGACCACAGAAGTACAGCAACTCATTCTAAATTCTCCATCCGGAGCTTTTGAAGTCAATGAATATGTCTATCAAGTAAACAGCACTCCAGCAGGAACCTATATTGCTAATAATCAAAGCAATATATTGGAGGCTAATACTGGTGCTCCTAATTTTTCAACAACTTTTGCTGCTGGTCAAAAAATAGTTATTAATACTGGTGGGACTAACAGCATTAGAATTATCAATAATGTTGCAACCAACACTTCTCTCTATCTAACCGCAGCCACAGCTAACTCTAACACTCATGCTACTGTTTCTATTCTAAAAAATGTTGGTGTTGCTGTTGGTCTACCGGCCAGCGCTGTAATAAATTTTGCTAATACAGGAAATACTGCTTGGGTTAATACTGCCAACGTTTTTGGCTTGACTTCTAACGCAACATCAGCTATAATAAGTGTACAAGGTTCAATATATGTTACTGCAATAGGTAAGGTGAAAGAAGCTAATAGTACTCAGTTGTCGGTAAGACGTAGATCTCTGGCTGATTTCTCTATCTCAGGAAATTCTATTATTGGTCTTTCTAGTGGTGCATCATCTAATGCTGCTATTATAACAATAGATACAGCTTCCGGGTTTTCGGGAGATAATGCTAATGTGTCAGCAAATGTTGTAACAGGTAATGGTAGTGTTACAGCTTTAAGTGTAGTGAGTTCGGGTATAGGTTACAATAATGCTGAAATCGTAACATTTACCTCTGTGTCAAACACGCAATTAATCGGAACTGCCAGAACACAACTAGGTAAACAAGGAATCGGGGCAGGATATTATTCTTCTACCAAGGGCTTTTTGAGCAGTGATAAATATATACAGGATGGAAATTATTATCAAAGCTTTTCTTATGAAATCAATTCATCGCGTGATGTAAGTACATACTTCGATATGGTTAAGGCTGTTGTCCATACTGCTGGCACCGCTTTATATGGTAAAGTGATTAAAAAGTCTACTGTTTCAACAACATTAAATATTATTACTTTAGGCAATGGACCGATACAAGAATGACAACTACACAATTAATTACAAATAACTATAGACTGATCA